GCCGGGCACATCCGCACCGTCTGCGACTGCATGCACGAGGCCGGGCACACAAAGCGCTACCACGTCGACCTGCCAATCGACTCGACCGGCATCAAGGGCAGCGTCAACAAGACCGGTGTGCACGCCAATGGGTCAACCTACAGCTACGCCCGGCGCTACCTGACCATGATGATCTTCAACGTCGTGCTGACGAACGAAGACAACGACGGGAACGGCGGCGGTGAGCAACCCCAAAGCCTCGGGGAGCTTATGAATGAATGGATCCCTAAGGCTTACGCCGCTGACTCCAAAGACTCGCTCACGGCGGTCTGGCAGGCGGGCGTCAAGTTCGCCCAGGACCTAAAGGCCACTGACAAGAAAACGGCCGACGAGCTCTACGAGGCCTTGAAGGTAGCGGTTAGCGCTCGCGGCTCGCAGCTCAGCGCAGCCCCCCAAGCAGGAGCAAGCCAATGATCATCGTCAATTGCACTCAGGGCTCGCCAGAGTGGCTGCAGGCCCGCGCCGGTGTGATCACCGCCAGCATGTTCAGCACCGCCCGCTCCAAGGTGAACGGGCTCACCGGCCAGCAGCGCACCTACGTCGACGCCATCCTGGCCGGACACAGCGAAGCCAAGGCGCGTGATCTGGCCGGCTACAAGGCTCCGCCAAAGGCCGAAGTGGTTCAGCGGGCCATAGAAGGAGAGAAGGTAGGCGAGCCCTCTAATGCCGCCCTCACCTACGCCTTCGAGTTGGCGGTCGAGCGTATTGGTGGCGCCCCGCTCGATGGCGGGTTCGAGACCTGGCAGATGCGCCGCGGCCATGAACTGGAGCCGGAGGCCCGGATGGAGCACGAGATCCAGACGGGCCTGATCGTCACCCAGGTCGGCTTGGTCAAAACAGACGACGGCTCGTTCGGCGCCAGCGCGGACGGCTTCATCGGCGAAGACGGCGGCAGCGAGTACAAGTGCTTCCTGGCGCCGGACAAGCTACGCGCCTTCCACATCGACAATGACGCCAGTGATGTCATCGACCAGGTGCAGGGCTGCATGTGGATCACCGGCCGGAAGTGGTGGCACATCGGGATGTACTGCCCCCTCCTCAAGCCCGTTGGGCGCCAGCTCTGGTGGCGTGAGTTCATGCGTGATGACGACTACATCGAACAGCTCGAGCAGGACCTCTGGGAGTTCAAGCTGCTGGTCGACGGCTTCGAGAAACAGCTTAGGAGCAAAGCAGCATGAGAGGCGTCAACAAAGTCATCCTGGTCGGCACGTGTGGCCGGGACCCGGAAATCCGCTATTTGCCGAATGGTACCGCCGTCGCCAGCGTCAGCTTGGCTACCAGTGAGTCCTGGAATGATCGGCAGACCGGCCAAAAGGTAGAGAAGACCGAATGGCACCGGGTGGTGCTGTTCGGCAAGGTCGCGGAAATCGCAGGTGAGTACCTGCGCAAAGGCTCCCAGTGCTACATCGAGGGCAAGCTGAAGACTCGCGAGTGGGAGAAGGACGGCATCAAGCGGTACGCCACGGAGGTGCACGTCGACATCAACGGCACCATGCAGCTGCTTGGCGGCCGGCCTGACAACCAAGGCGGCGGCCAGCAGCAACAGCAGCGACCGCCTCAACAGCAGCGGCAACAGCGTCAGCAGCACAGCTACAACCAGAATGACAACTACGGACAGCAGAGCCAGCAGGCCGCGCCGCCCGATAACTTCGACGACGATATCCCGTTCGCCCCGCTCCACCACCTGGCAGGTGCATAGCCATGCCACTCGCCACCATCCTCGACCTGCTCCAGCGCCGAAAGGAACTGGAGCAGAACCTGCAGTTGCTGTTCAACCGTAGCTGCCAGTGGAGTCGCACCGAACGTGTGCGCGGCGCTGCCACCATCGAGAACCTGACTCAGCAGTTGTTCGAGATCACCGAGCAGATCGACGCAGCGCGCGCGGCATGAGGCGGATCAACAACCTGGTCCGCCAGCGCCGGCGGCAAGAACAGTTCCACCTGCCGCCCAGCGGCCTCACGGAGCACAGACATGCAGAAAGCACCCTCTGGAGTGGTAACCCTGCCGGCCTGGATGAATCGGCCGGTCAAGAAGCTGTACATCACCCGCAGCGGCGGTCAGTACCGGCCTGACGATGTGGCCCTGGCCTTCGCGCTGAGCCTGCGCATGCACGACAGCGCCGATCACCTGCGCAG